ACCAATCCGGTCGGCCAGTTTGAAGTCCTGCCAATTCCGAACGCGGATGGGACGCTGCGCTTTGACGGGCAGGCGCCGGTCAATCCTCTGGTCAGCGACGACGACACCTGCGTGATCGACTCCACGGCCATCGTGCTGTTTGCGGCGGCCGAAATTCTCGCCACGCAGAAGGCTGAGGCGGCACAGTTGAAGCTGCTGAAGGCGCAGACCTACCTGCGCCGGCTTCTCGCCAATCAAGGTGCTGACAAGCGCGTCAATTACAATATGGGCGGCAGCTACGGGCGTGACTACACCTCTGTCGGCGGCTCGCGAAACTATGCCGTGCCCGGCATCGACTATATTCCGTCATAGGTCGGTGCAATGGCATACTTCGCCATCAGCAACTTTGCCGCCGGCCTCGAACTTCGGCGCTCGTCGCTGACGGCGCCGGCCGGCACGCTGCGCTCACTGAAAAACCTGCACCTCACACCCGGCGGCGAAATCGAGAAGCGTTTCGCCTTCCAGAAATTTGCCACGGCGGACCCGACGACCAAGGGCTTGGTCGAGGTCAATCAGAAACTTTATGTGTTCGGGACCGGCGGACCCGGCGTCATCGAGCCAACCGACATCTGGGATGTCGGCACGTTGAAACTCGATGCCAACACCATCGAGGAAATCATCGACTACGACCTATTTGACAATAAGGTGTTTTCCATCATCGCCACTGACACGGCTGGCACGGTGCTGCGCTTCTATGATGGCGTGCAGGTGCCGAATGCCAACGGCCTATTCTGCCGCACCTACAAAACAAAAATGATGACCGTCGCCGGCTCGATTCTTTATTTCTCCGCTGTCGGCGCCGCCGACGATTGGACCGGCACCGGCTCGGGCTTCATTGACCTGTCGCTGGAGGACAGCGACATGACAGACTGTCAGGCGCTGGAGGTCTACTACGACAAGCTTGCCATCCTGTCATCGACGGCAACGCAGTTGTGGAGCATTGACCCCGACCCGTTGCAATCGAGCTACGTTCAAACGTTACGGCAGGCCGGCACCATCGCGCCGCGCTCGGTGCTGCAATATGGTTCGGGCGACGTGCTCTATGTGGCGCCGGACGGCGTCCGCAGCCTGCGCGCTCGCAACGCATCGCTCGCAGCGTCGGTCAGCGATGTCGGTTCGCCGATTGATCCGATCATGCAGGATCTGGTGCGCGAGCTAGGCACCGACTTTATGAGCCGCATCATCGCGCTGTTGCAACCGGTGACCGGGCGCTTCTGGATCATCCTGCCCGACCGCATTTTTATTCTGTCAGCATTTCCTGGCCCCAAGATCACGGCGTGGTCGGAATACGACCCGACCGACGAGAATGGCGATTCTTTCTCCATCGTCGCCGCCACCACCTACCGCAAGCATGTCGTGGTGCGCGACTCCAACAACAACATCTACGCTTACGGCGGCGCGAGCGACACGGGCGTCGTCTACGACGCATCGCCGGTCGAAATCGTATTTCCGTTCCACGCTGGCGAGGAGCCGGCGACCTTCAAGACGTTTCACGGCCTCGATGCGGCCTGCACCGGGGAGTGGGATGTGTACGCGGCATTCGATCCGCAGAACGAAGCAGCGGAGGATTACATCGGCAAGTTCACCGGCCCGACCTTCCTGCAATGCCGCTTCCCGCTGGAGGGGCATTCAACGCACATGAGCCTGCGACTGCGCTCAGCCGTCGATGGGCCTTTAACGCTGTCAAACATGATTGTGCATTATGACAAGGCAGAGACTGGCTGATGCGCGTCGAGGCGGCGAGTTTCGACGCGCTGGCATACATCGTCGCACACATGCGCGAGCAAGACCGCATCGAGTTGGCCGCGACATCAGTCAACGACAGCCCCGACTACTTGGCGCGCAACGTCATGGCCTATGCAGTCTGCGCTTTCATCACGCGCGACGAGAATGGCGTCCCGGTAACGGCATGGGGCTTGATGCCCATGTGGCCGGGCGTTGGCCTCGCTTTTGCCTTTGGCACCGACAACTGGGGCAGGGCGCTGTTAACGATGACACGGCACGTCAAGCGGTTTATGATCCCCCTCGTACTGGACAACGGTTACCACCGTATCGAATGCAGGGCGATGTCGGGCCGCGCGGATGTCGGCCGCTGGGTCGCTCAATTCGGTGCAAGGGCGGAAGCCGTCATGCGCTCCTCCGGTCGGCGCGGCGAAGATTTCACTCTTTACAGGTGGCTCAGCGATGAGCACCGCCGCAGAACGACAACAGACAAAACCCGCAATCCAATTGCGCTTGGCGACGGTCGAGGACATCCCCGATCTGGTCAGGCTCTTTCAGACGTTTTTCCGTGAGAGTCATTACCAGCCGACGCTGAAATTCAGCGCGGAGGTTGCCACCAAATATCTGCAACGCGCCATCGGCTCGGGGTTTTCGCCGCACATCATCGCCCTGCATGACGGGATGATTGTCGGTGTCATCTCCTATCACTTTGATGAAAGTTTTTCGGAGGCGCCGCTTGCGGTGATGGACGAGATTTACGCGTTGCCCGCCTATCGCCAAAGCCCGGTTGGCCGCGCGCTGGTACACGCGGCGATGGATCTGGCCAAGAGCGAAGGCGCCGCGTGCATCCACATTCCACTCACCAGCGGCCACGAAGCAATGCCGACGCTCGTCAATCTGTTCAAAAAATTCGGCGCCGAAGTAATCGGTGTCGTCATGCGAAAGGTGCTGTGATGGGCGGAAAATCTCACCCCTCAAATGACGCGATGGTCAACTTTGAAATGCAGCAGGCGGCGGATGCCAAGCAGAAGGAGGCCGACCGGCAGGCGCGACTGGCAACTGGCACACAAACCGTCAACGACATTTTCAGCGGCGCCAACTTTGATGACGCATTCTACAATAAATACAAACAGGCATCGCTCGACTACACGCTGCCGCAGTTGAGCACTCAATACAACTTGGCAAAGAACAAACTCACCTACGATCTGGCGCGCGCCGGTACGCTGCGCTCGTCTGCGGCGGTCGATGCTGCCGGACGGCTCAACACGCAGAACCTCACCGACGAGGCGGGGTTGCGCGCGGGCGCCGACCAGCAGGCGGCGACATTGCGAACGCAAATCGGCAATGAAAAACAGCAGGCCATAAACCAACTCTACGCGACGGAGGACCCGACCGTCGCCGCCAACACGGCGACCGGCATGGTGCAGCAGGGTGCCATCGCGACGCCGAACCTCAATCCGCTCGGCGCTTTGTTTGACCCCATTGCAGTCGGCGGCATCAACGCGGCCAACAGTTATCTCGGCAACTACTACACCAGCCAAGGGCTGAATCCGTCGAACCCGACCGGCCCGGGAGCCATCAGCTTTTACAAGGGCACATAGTCAATGTGCGATCCGCTTTCCGTCCTTGGTCTGGTCGGCTCCATCGGTGGCAGCCTCATCAATTATGAGCAGCAGTCGTCGGCGATGGCGGCGCAGGAGGCGGCTAACGCACAGTGGGTCAGCTACCAGCGCCAGCAGGCGCAGGAGGCGAATGCACGCGACGAGGCCAACCGGCAACTGGCAACGCAGGCGCAGCAGCAGACCGACCAGCAAATCACCGCGCAAGCGCAGAAAAACCAACAGCAGACCGAACAGCAGCGCGTGCAGACCGACATCACGCCGACCGCAATCCAGCCGGGCCAGACCACGCAGCAGCTTGCCGGCGACATGCTTCTGTCAGGCCAGAAAAACGCCGCGCCGGAAGTCGGTGGTGCCATCAATGCCCGCGTCGCGCAGGCAGCAGCGGATGCGCGCCAGCGCATTGCCGCGCTTTCCACCATCCAGTCCTACGGCGGCTCGCAGTTTGGTTTGCAGCCGACAGTCGATAGGGCGTTCCAAGCCGGCAATCAGCAAATCAACCTTTTCAACAATTACCGGCGCGGCGATCTGGCTGCCTACAACGTCGCCAAAAATGTCGAGCCGCTGAAAATCCAGATGACGCCGTCGCCGTGGGGCGGCATCGCCAGTTCTCTCGCCGGCATCGCTGGCAAGGGCTTCGGCAACGCCTTCGGCGGCAGTAGTGGCGGTCTAAGCAGCGGATTTGGATATTAGCCATGCCCCTTCAGTACATCCCCGACAACACCATCGGCGACGCCTTCGCGCAGCTTGGCAATACAATCTCAGCCGGGCCGCAAACCATGTTGCACGCCGCTGTCGCCGGCGAGCAAATCCGCACCAGCGCACAGAAGCGCATGGAATTGCAAAACGAACTCGACGCCAAGACAGCCGTCGCCGACTCGACTGCCGCGATTGACGCGTTGCAGGAGCAAAAGCGGCTGGCCGGCGCAAGCTGGACGCCGGACCAAGAGACGCAGTTGCTCGGCGCAAAAACCAAATTTGGCGAGGCAGTGACGAAGGCATCATCGCTACTTGGAAAATCCGCAGAGGACATCACCAAGGGTGTCTATGCATCGCGCGGTCAGCAGGATCTGTCGGTCAATCCGCAGCCGATGGGTTCGCCCGGTTACATTCAGCAGATGGGCGCGATTGAGGGCAAGTTGCCGACGCCTGCCGCGAAAGAGCCGACGCTGCAAAACGTGGTGTTTGTAGGCCAGAACGGCGAGAAAATTTTGCGCTCGACCACCGACAATAAGACCGACGCCTTTACCGGCCAGCCTATCGGTCACGACATCCCGGCGGGTTTCACGATGCTTGGCATGGCGCACATGGCAGCCGCCGCACCGGGCAGCGAGTTTGAGGACAACGCAGCGCACGCCGCAATTCTCCGCGCCACGCAGCAAGTGC